CCCTTCGATAAGCCCTTCCTAGGCAAGTCTGCAGACCAACGAACCCTTATAGATATGGACGACCGAGGACGCCCCTTTGGGGACTTCTCATCCATGTTGTCTGGTCTAGTTAACTGGGTGTTGGATATGCCTGCACAAGAGATGAGAGAATACTTGATGGAGACTACAAAGAAGGTCGATTTCTTTGCGAAGCATAATAGAGAACAGATACTTAAATCTAATCAGATAATGGATTGGATGGAGCACTGTTTAGTATTTGATGAGAATGCTTCTGCATCTATAGGACTGGCAAAGGCTGCTCCAGCTGGATCTTCAATCGTTTATATGGCTTCAGATAAATGGTTATATGCAAGTTACTGCGAGTTCTCCAAGGCTTCTAACAGTAATATCTTGGGTAGAAGTAGATTTGAAACCTTATTAATAGACGTATGTGTCCACCAGTTAGGTTTAAATGTTTATAAGATGAAAGAACGTCGTGGAGTAAGAGTAGTGAACCTTGCGTGTAGAACATCAGATCAAAAGTATCTCACCTATCCTTCAATAATTGAAGTTGGTTTAAATAAAGAAGAGTGGAAAGAACAGTACGGAAGTATTTTAAACTCCCCTTAGACCATGCAATTGGGACAACATTTAATTATTGACCTTTATGGGTGTAATTCTGAGTTATTAGATGATCTAGAAGAGTTAAAAACTATCTTCGAAGATTCATTGACTCTATGTAATGCAACAGTGTTAAAGGTTACAAGTAATAAATTTGAACCTCAAGGGGTTACTTTATTAGCTTTGTTAGCAGAATCACACGCTTCAATGCACACCTGGCCAGAACATAAGTACTGTGCAATGGATTTTTATACCTGTGGACCTACTGCAAAGCCTGAAAATATAATTGAATACCTATATATAAAACTAGGGGCTAATTCTCGTTTAGTAAGAAACTTGGAACGCTCTCCAAAATTGTGTATATTTAAGTAAGAATACACTTCTTAAATGAATAAAAAACCAAAGCTTTTATGGATAGGAGATATAGTAGCTAAGACAGGATTTGCAAGAGTAACTGAAAACGTATTACCGTTCCTTAAAGATGATTTTGATATCACAGTATTAGGAAACAATTGGTGGGGAGATCCCTCTCCTCTACAGAAGATCTATACAATGTATCCTTCCTCTAATCGTTTCCAGACTGCACCCTTTGGAGAGGAGCGTATTAGAGAAATAGTGATGAAGCTTGAACCCGATATTATATTCACTATCAATGACATGTGGATTGTTAATGAACAATATAAACAAATTCAAGACATGCATAAAGATAAGAGGTTTAAATTCATTGGCTATGTTCCCATGGATTCTTATAATTGGGTCGGCTGTTTAACAGATACTGCCAATGATTGGGATGGAATTGTTTCATATACCGAATTCGGAGCCAGAGAATTTATCAAAGCTGGAATAACTCAACCGATAGCAGTGATTCCTCATGGCGTAACTGAGGGTCAATTCTATCCAGTAGACAGAAAGAAGGCTAGAAAGAAGTTAAAGTTAGATGAAGATTTATTTATTGTTTTCAACGGTAATAGGAATCAATTCCGTAAGAGATTGGATATAACTTGTGAAGCATTTGCCAAGTTTGCAGTGGATAAACCAGATACCAGAATGTATTTGCATATGGGATTAAAGGATCAAGGTTGGGATATCATGCCATTGTTTAGTAGGGAAATGCGTAAACGTGGATTAGATCCTAATGGGAGAATAATAATGACCACGAATACTCAAGATCCTCCTAACGTTGAAGTGGACATGCTGAATACTATATATAATGTATGTGATGTAGGCGTGAATACTTGTAAAGGCGAAGGCTGGGGTCTGGTGAACTTTGAACATGCTGCATGTAAGGTTGCCCAAGTAGTGCCTAACCACACTTCTTGTAAGGAGATATTTGAAGGTTATGGACAACTTATAAATTGTAATCATGTTGATGTCGACACCACTTTTGCTAGGGAAATGCCTTGCCCAGATGCTGATCACCTTACAAGCATCCTTAATGAACTGTATGAAGATAGAGGAAAACTTAAAGCGACAGCGGAACTCTGCTACCTAAGAGCTACTGATCCTCAATTTCATTGGAAAAACATTGCATCACAGTTCGGTGGGGTCTTCCAGGACACATTGAACGGTGTTGATCACTCCGTAATAGAGCCTGAAAAAAGAATTAAACCTAAAAAGAGAAAAAAATCTAGAAAGATTGGATCTAAAAAGTAGAATTAGTTATAGTTAGAGTAAAGTTTTAAACTAAATTAACATGATTAAAGATAATCTTACAGGGGAAGATTGTAACTGTAATTGTTGTATAAATAGAAGACAAATAGAAGAAGATAAGAATAATTATCATGTAAAAATTTATAGACCATGGGGATGGTATCAAACCACTTTTGAAGGAGAAAACTTCAAGGTAAAAACAATATGTATTGAAGAAGGTAATCGTTTAAGTTTACAAAAACATCATCATCGTACTGAGGTGTGGACAATAGCTTCAGGTTTTGGATCTGTTTATTGTGATGGTACTTGGCATTTAGCTCATCCTAAAGACACATTTACTATAGAAGTTGATACTTGGCACCGTGCAAAAGCTATGCGAGGTGATCTAATTATCTTGGAATTACAACACGGAAAGGAATTATATGAAGAAGATATAGAAAGACTTGAAGACGACTATGGAAGAGCGTTAGTATCTGGTTGAGGGATTTGGGTCCCCTCGGTCATAGGTTCATGTTTGCAAAGTGCTACTCCCCTTGCTATCACAGCTGGGGGAGTTTTCTTTTTACTTCATTTTCTGTTAAAACTAAGAATGAAATCTTTTTACTTTCGTCGTGAGCTAAATAACATATTATGACAAAATGTAAGGTCTATTAATAGACTTATAAGACTTAAATAACAGCGAATAAACATTACACTATTGACAAATTGTTATTTAAGTTAAAATCAAAAAGAAAATTAGTTCATTCACAGTTTTATGTCAAGAAATTATAAACCAATGCCCCCAATTTGGCGGCTGAACGAGTTATTTAAGCTGTCAAATCAGTGTCCAAACGGGTTAGTTTGGCGTGTAAATAAGGCGAGCAACAGTCCAGGTGATCCAGTGGGTAAGTTAAACAAATCAACTGGTTATTATATGGTCTCCATAGATAACGAAGTGTATATGGTTCACCGTGTTGTTTATTATTTAAGGATGGGAATCTCTCCTGATGCTCATAGCGTACAACACCTAGGAGAAACTAGAGATAACAGGACTCCTTTGATTGAGACTTATAAGACACCTAACAATAAAAAGATAATGGCTTCAGGATTTAAAATATAATGGCTAATGTAATAAAAACGTTTGAAACTACGAACTTCAGACATGTAAAAAACATCCATGAATTAAATGATTCAGAGTTACATAATCATGGTTATTATCGTGGATACCAATGTCCCCATGGACATGAAATAAGGGACATAGAAAATCATTGGTGTTATGAGTGTGTACTTAAAATTAAATCCAATATATGTGGCTTTGATTTAAACTTTTTAACTAACGATTTTAAAAATAAATATTATAAACTCTGGAAAAAAGTAGAAATAGGAGAGCCTGATGAATGTTGGAACATGAAATTAACAGGTAATAAGAGTCCTAATCGTGTATGTTTTCCCTCCTACAGAACTTTTTATAGTAGACAAAAATCAGAAAACGTAAACGCACATAAAGCTATTTACCAATGTGCATGGGGTGATATAGGAACTATGAGTGTGACACGTTTATGTGGAAACCCTTGGTGTGGTAATCCTTTACACATGATCTCCAGTTGGAATGCAGGTTTTCCTCCTTCTAAATTAACTCCTTTTCACATTGATTTTGATGCTGAGAAATTAATGAGAATATCTAAAGCACGTATGTTAAATAGAGATCAGGAAATAATTAGAGATTCTTATAAGGCAACTATCGCACATCCTTTGCATGTAGAGGCTGCTCCAGATTATGATGAAGGGTAGGACTACAAAATAAGATATGACCCGTGTAAGTCAGAGACCACAGAGACAGAGGACGTCTGCTGATCCACTACAGATAGGTACTTTTAATTCAACTTCTATTAGAGTTTTAAAAGGTAATTTAGGTCCTGTTTCAAGACCTAATGCAGGAGGGTATGGAGGAGGTTCATTTAACCATTGGTTCAAAGTTAAATTAGAACAAAGTGGATGGATAATAATTGCTAATGGTTCTACTAAACCTAAGTTTGTAAACGTTTCTGCTTATGATTTAAATAAAAATCCCATAGAAGGAAGAGCTATATTTCAGGCAGATAGTATTGATCAAACCAGTACAACTGACGGATCTAGACAATATCCATATCTGGGAACTGTACAAGGAGCACAGTCAGATACTTATAATACTTTTGATTCAAGAAGATTAGACAGAGGAGATGATAGATATTTTGCTTTACCAATAGGAGAATATTTAATTTGTATATCTAGTGTCAGGAATGAGCCAATAGATTATGCTGTAGGTGTAGTAGTTGAGATCTCCGATCCATTCCCTGTTCTACTTTTAGAAGACTTTACTCGTTTACTATTTGAAGATACTGATATCTCAAACATAGTCTGTGACACAACTCCTAACTTCACTGGAGATGACGCTCATGATCATTCCTTAACGGAATGGAAGTCAGCCTGGAGTAGAGAAAGACAAGAAAATGAACCGTTCCCAGAATTCTTAACCGCTTATACAACTACTTTATAAAAATGAACGCTAGAAAACTCTACAATTTACTGTTAGACGGAAAAGCAAAGAAAAATAAAAAAGGAAGTTTATCTACTAAATTTGAGAAAACATGTGAACAAATGCCTTATCTACCTCAATGTAAGGTATATGACGTGTAAATTAAGTAGAAAAAAGAAAGTAATAACGGATAAATTATCCAACGGAGATAAATTCAAAGTAATAAGAAGACCTTTTAAATTTCCTAATGGAAAATATTTCTGGCTAGTAGGAATGGTGGCTTCTAAAAGTAATAGAGCTTTAAACGATTGGATAAATGAAAGAACTAAAAGAAAGAGAGTAAAAAAATTAAACCATTTTTACCCTAAAAAAAGAGACGTAAAAGCTTTACGTATAGCTGTTAATGCTGCAAAAGACTGGATAAAAGAGATACCTGATAGAGATTGTTTAGTGTTTAGAGCAGAAGGTGCAAAGTCAGATCAACTCTTCAGAATTTACAAGAAATGGTTTGCTACACATGAAGACATACCTTGGGTGATATCCGAAGAACATAAATCATTTTTCTTTTACAAGAAAAGGTCTTAGAATAGGAGTGTTAACCACATAAAACAATGATTGCTTTAATTAAACCAATATTGATAAAATTTGCTACTTCAGATTCAGTTAAGAAGTTAGTAATTCAATTGCTAGAAAAATTAGTTGAGTCTACTGATACAGAATTAGATGACGCTGCTCTAATCATGGTCAAAAAAGGACTAGGCTTTCCTGTCACAAAGAAGTAATAGCTTAAAATTAATGTAGCATTACGTTTATATATGGAAGCTGCAAAAGAAAAACAAGAATCAAAAAATCCTCTTTCCAAATTAAAAGAGGTTATTGAAGATAAAGAAGAGCAGTTAGCTATTCTTGGTACCTTCATTCGGCTTGGCGTTATGGTCTGGGCCGGATTTATAATTTCTTTGAACTACATCAGTTTACCGGGTATTTCTGATGATAAGTCACCTAAGGACATCACTTTCATAGCAAGCGTTTTCACGGGTTGCCTAGCAACTTTTAATGTGACTCCAGGTGGTAAGAAAAAGAAAGATGATAAGGTTGGAGGATCTACAGCATCTGTTCCTACACAGATTATTAGAATAGAACAAGCTCCTCTAAAAATTACTACGGATACTAAGAAAAATGTATAGCAACAGAGAAAACAAAAGATTATCTATCTTTTCAATCTCTCTCGCTGTTTTATTAGGTACATCAAATGTGTCCTTGATTACTTATTTAGTAAGTACATCAAACCATAAAAAAATCCCTTCCTTTAATATACCGGTAGGTCCTTACACTTCTTACCGCTTAACTGCAACTAAAAACGGCTACACTCTTTCTTACAGAGCAAATGATCCAAAGAAACTTATAACTCGTACAAGAACATCTACTCCCAAAGGTCTCTTCGGAGGTAAACAAGAGGAAGTAGATTTATACGAAGAGAACACTCTACTTGGTAAAACATCTACCAAAGTTGGAGAAGAAATTACTGACGAGTTAATTGCTTGTATAAAAACTGAAGGAGCTGGAGAATCCACAGGGAGATTGATAGGTACATCTATTGGAGCACAAGCTGCACCAGCTGTATCCCAAATCCCTGTAGTAGGCTGGTTAGCTGCTGGATGGGTTGCAATGTTTGGTGGTAATAAAGGTGCGGATGTTGGAGGAGAAATTGCTAAATCCTTTAATGATTGTTAATCATGTTCGTAAACAAACTAACGCTAGTAACAGGAGGATTCGATCCCATACATAGTGGACATATCGAATACTTCAAAGCAGCAAGTGAATTATCTGACTTTTTAGTCATTGGTTTAAACAGTGACGAATGGTTGATAGATAAAAAGAAGCAAGCATTTCAAGATTGGGATGAAAGATCCAATATTATTAAACATTTAGACATGGTTTCAATGGTTATAAATTGGGATGACTCAGATAAAACTGCTTGTGGAGCTATAGAAAAATGTCTATCCATAGCTGATGAAGTTATATTTGCTAATGGAGGAGACAGAATAGTTGGTAACACACCAGAACTAGATGCTTACACAAATAATAAAAGAGTTAAATTCCAATGGGGTGTAGGAGGAGACTATAAAATCAACAGTAGTTCTTGGCTTTTGAACAATTATTATAAGGATCGGGTATTAATTGGCGATGATAGAATTTAATCAATACTTGTCTATAAAATAAAATGTTGAAGTATTTATCATTATTAATATTATTGTCCTTCCCCTCTATAGCTCGAAGTGACATCTATCACTCGATTTCTAGCTCAGTAAAGCTGGAAGTTTCGGCAGCAGCAACAGCAGCAGACCGGATTGGTAACTCTCTAAGCATAAGTGGATCTGGAGTCAATACTACCGACGGAACGACAGCTGGTAGTGTAGGTGGCTTAGGAGCTGCAACGAATGGCGTAAATGCTTATACAGCAATCACAGCTAGTCAGCTTACAGATGGTGATGCTTTCAGTTTCAGTTCTAGTTACACAGCTGGAGATACTGTAGCTACAAGCTTAACAGTTGGTGAGACAAGCCCATTCGGGGATTTGACGAGTACAGCTGCAGGTACAGCAGGGTCACTTGCAGGTACTATTGATACCAAAAATGACTTAACGATAGTAGCCGGAGGAGCTGGTACTAGTGTTACTGGTCAATTTATCGTGGGGCTAACGTTGGAATAAAATGAGACAGTTGATATTGCTGTTTATATTTTTACCTGTCCCTTTAAAAGCATCACCCATATCAGGTGCATTTACTACTGGTACGATGAATTCTACTACCACAACGACTCAAACTATAGTTGAATCAGTGGTATCTAAGGACTATAATTCAGGATATACCTATACCATTGCTGGCACTGGCATTGAGATGCAGAATAGCGGTAGTATGGTACCAAGTGCTGTAAACACAACTGGAACTACAGATGGGGTTAGTTATTCATGGACTGGTTTAGATTTCAGTACAAAGCCAACGTGGAAGCAAACAGAAAACGGAGCAGCCTTTCAATTAAGCGAAAGTTATTCTGGACCAGGCTTGTCCAATGTCACAACCATAAATCGACAAATCACCGTGGAAAGTACACAAATCACACAATCAATTTTTCAAAGGTAGCTTTACTATTACTACTTTCTCCTACAGCAGTATTAGCTAATGCAGTAAGTCAGTCAAATACAGGGAGCGTTACGAATCAGAATTATAATGTTAATAACGGGAGTTTCCATACCAACCAATATGGTGGAAACATAGTTTGTCAGGGGCCTATGATGAATATTACTCCCTTCTCAACATTCAATACAAATTTCCAAAGACCTTTTGATCATAGATATGAAACACCAGTATATGATCCGACTGATATAGTAGGAGATTTTGATGATGATGGTTCGCCCATCGGAGACGGAACGCCCGATAATCCCGGACGTATACTCTACTGGTCCCAGAATTACTCAGGTACTAACAAGGATTCTTATTCTTTAGGAACAGGAATCACATTAAATTTCAGTATCCCATTAGATAGAAAGCTTGGTAAATTATGCAAAGATGCTGCTTCAACACAAATAGGTATTCAAAAACAGAAGTTAAAGAACCTCGAACTCGAATGGCACGTTGGACGGATAAAGCATTGTGGGACGCTAATGCAATCCGGAATAAACGTAAAAAAAAATTCACCCTTCTATGAAGTTTGCAAGGATGTTGTTTTAACGCCGAAGCCTAATCAGATTGAGTCTCACTATCATTCTGTTTCTTCCGAGAAGCCGTAATCTTTTTCATAATATTTTTTGTCGCCGCTTTGATTATATTAATTAAGGCGGGTGAGGTGGCCGCTATGGAGGCTATGATGACTGTGTTTATGACCAATGATGGTTCTGGCATCCACGTAGAGACATAATCGACATCTTCCCAAATGGTTAGGCATTGTGTCTTGTCTTCATTATATTTAAATTCCTTAATTCGTTCTAAGCGTTTCTCATTAGCGAATGAGCCTACCCTCAGCTTTGAATTAGGATCTGGGCAGGGAGGAAAGAATGTTTTCTCCTCTTTCTTTTTCGGTACTTCTGTCTTTGTTTGTTCTTTAAGTATTACTGGTTGTTCTGTTTTCTCTTCCTTTACCTCATCATTTGAGTAGATCATCTTAGAACGATCAAACGGAATAGGAGTTATTTCAGGTACTTCACCCCACGGACATGCCCAGAATGCACCGGTGGGATCGTCGTTTACAAGATTAGGATTTTTATCCGCATCACGGTGTGTCTTATAGCAACCAGGTAGTAATAAAGAAGGTTCACTAAAAGCTGGGTTAGATACAAAACCACCAAACACTCTGACAGGAGGAATTATTTCAACTGAGACATTAGGTATGGATATATCTGGGATTGATATATCAGATATACTCACTTAATAGGTAGAGGTATAGATTTTCCTGTGATAGAAGGTAACTTATTTTCTATTGCACTAGGAAGAGCTTTTTGTATATCTCCCATCACTTTACTTTTTATAAGCTTTTCAAAATTACCACTGGTCACATATCTATATGCGTAAAAACCACCACCAATTATTCCTAACAGAATAATGGTGTTAGCAAAAACTAGTGCTGTAATTATCTTCTTAAGCATTAAGAGTAAAGAGTTTTACCTGAAGTAATAGCTGCATCAATAGCTGTGAAATCTTCAGATGTCCAGATAGATGTTGTTTCATCTACTTTCTTGTAAGCTTTGATGATCTCAAGATGTTCTACATTTCTCTGGATCATTTCTTTCCACTCAGTTTCAGTGGTTGTTGAATCAGACGTTCTTGTACCATATGCTGCGAAGTTAGCATCAGCATTAATAACAGTTACACTGTCACCGGCAGCAGAAAAAATCGCTGCAATTTCGTCGGCTGTCTTTTCTTCCATGTTTACCAGTAGTCTTTTATATATACATTATAAGTTTTGCACATCTTAATGCAAGTTTTCTTCGGTAGTATCCTCTTTAATCCTAAATACTAACAACTCATCTCCATCTTTCACATCTTTTAATTCTGGATGTATGGGACGTTTTGGTTTATCTAATTCTTTAAATACCAGGTCCATTGATCTATACATAAACGCAAATGCAGCTCCGACTACAAGAGCAAAACAAAATAAATAAATTAGTTCAATAAAATTCATTAGGCAGCTTTAAGTGCTTGTACTTCTGCTGATAACTCTTGTATTGCTTTTACTAATACAGGGAATAAATTATTTTCTCTTGCTTCTAGCCTGTCTGGATTTTCATCTAGAATTAAATCAAGATATTCATTACCTTTTTGTGCTTCCTGTAAATCTTGTGCAATAAAACCAGCACGATATTTACCATCTTTAATATTGCCATCTCTTGTTGCCCATTTAAATTTTACTGGCTTTAAAGTATTTAAAAATTCAATTCCTAAAGGTAAATCAATAATTTCTGTTTTATCTCTTTTATCAGAAAGTGAACTAATACTTGTTGTATTACAACGTACTGAACTTATTTGAGTATTACCAAAAGTGACTTCATTTGATGCTGTTGCACTTGAAGCTACGGCATTAAATCCAAGAATTAAGTTATTAGCTCCTGTTGTGATACTGTTTTCACCAGCACCTTTTCCAACAAATGTATTTCGTATACCAGTAGTAACATTTTCACCAGCTTGTCTACCTACTGCGGTATTTTCAGTTGCTGTTGTTGCACTTTGAAGAGTGTGACCTCCTACACCAGTACTATTGCCTCCTGTAGTATTTGCAGTCAAAGAAAGAGCACCTATAGCAGTATTTGTATCACCTGATGTGTTTTCTTGTAATGCTTCACAACCAACAGCCGTATTAGCTTGATGTGTGGAGTTTTTAAGTGCTTCAAAACCAACAGCCGTATTAGCATTAGTAGTTGTAGGATTTTGTAAAGCAGATTTACCGACTGCTGTGTTAGAGTGTCCAGTTGTGTTTGAGTTCAAGGCATAATTACCAAAAGCAGTGTTATTACTTGCAGTTGTGTTGTCTCTTAAGGCATGACTACCAACAGCCGTATTACCAGCACCAGTTGTATTATCTTCTAATGTTTTATTACCAAAAGCGGTATTTTCATCAGCAGTTGTATTTTTTCCTAATGAAGCATATCCAAAAGCATTATTAAAATCACCAGTTGTGTTTGCATCTAAAGCACCATATCCAACAGCAGTATTTCTTATTCCAGTTGTGTTTGCTGCCATTGCTTCACTTCCAACAGCAGTATTCAAAGTGCCGGTTGTATTATGATCTAAACAACCATCTCCAATCGCTGTATTAAAACTAGCAGTTGTATTTGATGTTAATGCTCTATAACCATAAGCAGTATTTTGTGCCCCGGTTGTGTTGGATGCCAGTGCTACTAATCCAACAGCAGTATTAAATGAACCTGTTGTAGTTGCAGTCATTGATTGATAACCAACAGCTAC